TCAATCAACTCAAATAGAATCTCTATTGATGTTGCTACCAATTCAACTGAAGATATTGAACCAATTGCATTTTCTGCAAAGTATTTGAAAGCTATCTTAATGGCTAACAAAGGTTCTAAAACATCTTCATTGAAAATCTCATCAAAAGGATTATCACATGTATCATTTACTGATGGAGATTACACATCAAACTATTACTTAGTAGAAATTAAATAATTATTATGAGCTTTTGGGAAACTGAACCACAAAAACCTGTCTTTGACTTTGAATCTGAAAAGAAAAAGTTAATAGAAAATATGGACTATCTTATGACGATGTCTGTGCAAGAACAAACACTATACAAAAAGTGGGTGGAGTTGCAAGAACCATCGATGATTCAGGCAAAAGCCCAAATAGCATCGTATTATGACTCTCAATGGAAACCAACTAACATCAATGATAAGGAGCTAACGATAAAAGAAATTGAATCGTTAGACCCTTACGTTGAGATTGTGGAAGACCCAAAGGAATCTACTAAGTGGGCAGCGGTAAGAAGAATGATTCACACAATGGATTTTACAGCAAACCCTGGCCGTAATGTTAAGATTAATGTAAAGGATAGAGTGAGTGGAAAACTATTAGGACAGATTTCATTGGCATCCGATGTAACAGCTATGGCAGTTAGAGATAACTTTATTGGTTGGACTAAGGATAATAAATTTGTTGATGGTAAGTTAAACAACACCACTATCGCTTCCACTATCGTATGTACACAACCATTAGGTTATAACTTCTTAGGTGGTAAGTTAATCGCTATGATGACAACTACTCCGGAGGTTAGAGCATATTGGAAAGAGAAGTATAAGAATGTATTGATTGCAGTAGGTACAACATCTTTGTATGGTATTCACTCTCAATATAATGGTATCCCTTTATTTAAAACTTTAGGTGAATCCGCTGGTAAGATTAGTATGAAGCCGGATGATAAATTTTATGACCCGTGGCATCAATGGATTAAAGAAAATCATTCAGAGTGGTATGAAGAAAATATCACTAGAGAAAGAGCTCGTAATGGTGCTAATATGGGTTATGAAGCTAACGGACCTGTTAGTGGTATCAAACAAAAAATATTAGGAAAGATTTTCAAAGAGTGTAGTATCAAAGCAAACGAATACCATCACGGATTTAAGAGAGGTGTGTATTTTGCTATGATGTATGAGAATGGAAATGAATTCCTTCGTAACGAAATCACCGAAGAACAATTAATCCTTAAGGATAAGTTTAAGCAAGGTACTGAATACATCAACAAATGGTGGAAGAAACACGCAATCAGTAGATATACAAAACTACATGATGAAGGAAGAATTAAACCTGAACACTTATTCTACATAGATGCTATTGGAATTAGTTGGGAGGAAATGAAAGCAAAATACCTATCAGAAGTAGGAAGATAAAAAATTAAAATTATGGCAAAGGCTAAAAAAACAAAAAAAGAAGAAATAAAGATTGAAGACCAATCTGAACAATTACAATCAATTGGTGATATTACACTATCACAAAAAAAGTATGAAGAATGCGAATGGTGTTTTCAATTTGATGAAGATGAACCGCAGGTATTTGCTTGGACTGATGATGATTTAAATAAGAGTGAAGACCCTAAAGTAATTTTTACAATTACAAATGTTGAAAACTCTTACATAACTTTTCAAAATGGTAAGACTGGAAAATTATTTAAATTATTTGCTAGAGAACTTACTGAAGAAGGTAGAGAATTAAGACAAAAACAAAAAGAAGCATTTAAAAATAATACAAATGAAAGTGAAAATAAAGAAGCTTAATCCTTTAGCACAAATTCCATCTTATGCTAAAGTTGGTGATGCTGGAATGGATTTGGTAGCAACGGAAATTCTTAAAGATACACCAGACCAAATTACTTATGGTATGGGTATTGCATTAGAAATACCTGAAGGATTTGTAGGATTAGTATTCCCTCGTTCATCAATCCGAAAGACTGGGTTGCAATTAAGTAATTCGGTTGGAGTAATTGATAGTGGATATAGGGGTGAACTACAAGCTACATTTAATAAAATATTTGGTAGTGAGGGTTTTTATGATGAAACAAAACTACCAACAAATGAATATTATAAGGTAGGTGATAGAGTTGCACAAATTATGATTATCCCACATCCAACAATTGAGTTCGAAGAAGCTGATACGTTATCAGATACCGAAAGAGGTGATGGTGGATTTGGTTCAACTGGAAAATAAAAAATAAAATATGTTTGAATATCAAGAAGAAAGTGTAAATCACACATTGTGGACTGAAAAATATAGACCAACAAAGTTAGATGATTATGTGGGTAACGAACACTTAAAAACAAAAGTTGCCGGTTATTTAGAAAACGATGATATTCCACATCTACTATTATTTGGTAGAGCTGGTACTGGTAAAACTACATTAGCAAAATTAATTGTTAAATCAATTGATTGTGATTATATGATTATCAACGCATCCGATGAGAACAATGTTGAGATGGTTAGAACTAAAGTAAAGAACTTTGCATCTTCGATGGGCTTTAAGAAATTTAAAGTAATCATTTTGGATGAGTTTGATTATATGAGTAAAGAAGCACAAGCAATCCTAAGAAACTTAATGGAAACATTTTCAGCACATTGCCGTTTCATTTTAACTTGTAACTATGTAGAAAAAGTAATCGAACCAATTCAGAGTAGATGCCAATCATTTCAAATTGTTCCACCAACTAAAAAGGATGTAGCAATTCAAATGAGTAAAATTTTGAAAGCTGAAAATATTGAATTTGATATTAAAGATTTAGTTCCAATAATTGATGCTAGTTATCCTGATATTCGTAAAGTAATTAATACTTGCCAATTAAATTCAAATAAAGGTAAGTTAAGAGTAGATGTACAAAATCTATTAGAAAATGATTATAAGATGAAGATAATTGATATTCTTAAATCTAATGATGATAATAGAAACAAATACATGAAAGTAAGACAGGCTATCATAGATTCTAAAGCAAATGATTTTTCAGAATTATACACTTTACTCTATGATAAGGTTGATGAATATGCACCAAACAATACATCCGGTGTTATCTTATTCTTAGGAGAAGCTGTAGCTAATTCTTCTTTGGCAAACGATAAAGAAATTATAGCAGCAGCTACAATGATTAAAATTTTAAATACATTATAATATGGCAAATATTTTAGGAGCAGGTGGACAACCAATAGGAGGACAAGAAGAAAAACCAATTCCATTAGAGAAAACTGAAGCTATCGCTTGTAAGAAATGCGGTGGTGAGATTTTTGTACAAGGTTTTGGATTCCGTAGAATTTCAAAATTATTAACCGGTAAACCAAAAGATGAAGTACTACCAGTTGAATTATTCCTTTGTGGAGATTGTGGTGAAGTACTTAATGAATTATTACCTCCAGGTTTAAAAGTAGAAGAAGAAGCATAATATGGCTAAAACATTATTCGACCATCTAAACGCAATTACGGATAAGAAAGACCCAAAGTATTGGGATTCATTGGAAGAAAGCGATAAGAAGACTTGGAGTAACTATATGATACTCCGTTTTCTTTCAATGAAACACGAATGGGTTGAAACAATTGCAGAAATACAACCATATATTCAGAACGCGCCACCAAAAGCTATGTACTTAGCATTGATAGAATTAATTCCAAAGACGAGAGCATTCTTAAAATATATGAAACCAGCCTCAGCTGATAAATATGAAAGTTGGATAATTGAACTGGTTGCAAAGTATTATGAAGTATCTCAATTGGAAGCTGAGGGTTATTTGGAAATTCTTTACCAAACTACAACTGGTAAATTACATATTAAAGAAATAGCTGAAGCGTATGGTACTGACCCTAAGCAAATTACTAAGTTAAAACTCAAAGTTTAATTTGGTAAACTCGGGTATTTTTCGTATCTTTATACAATAAAACAATATAATGGCTAAAGTATCATTTTCACAATATAGTATGTGGAGTTCATGTCCACAACAATACAAATTAAACTACATAGATAAATTGGGTGAGAGCTCTGGCAATATTCATACAATCTTTGGAACTGGAATGCACGAAACTATCCAACATTACCTTTCGGTTATGTATGGTGTTTCCAAAAAGCAAGCAGATGAAATTAATTTAGATAAACTTCTTTTAGAAAAAATGAAAGATGCTTTTACTAAAGAAAAAGAATCGCTTAGCGAAGGTACACCTTGTACTCAAATAGAGTTAGAAGAATTCTATGGTGATGGTAGAAGAATCTTAGCATGGCTTACAAAAAACATGCAAAAGTTTTATTCTAAATCCGGCTATGAATTGGTTGGTATTGAAATTCCTTTGAACGCTAAAATCAAAGAAGGTGTAAACTTCATTGGATTTATTGATATTGTATTAAGAGATTTGGCTGAGAACTCAATTATCATTATTGACCTTAAGACATCAACAATGGGTTGGAATCAGTATCAAAAGGCGGATAAGTTTAAAAACGCACAAATACTTCTTTATAAAAAATACTATTCAGAGTTATTCA